AATTTACGTTCTATCGTGTCTGAAGGTGCTGCGGATGCATCGGATGCAAACGGGAATGCTAATGGCCATCACCCTGAAAAGAAAAAGCCGGAAGGCAATACTAAGAAATGACAGACCTTAAGATGTTACTTGCTGAAGACCTGCGTAAGTGGGTTCAACAACGCTGGGTTGATATCGGTGCTCCTAAGAAGGGTGGCGGTTTCAAACCCTGCGGTCGTTCCAAAGGCGAGAAGCGTAAAGGTTACCCGAAGTGTGTGCCTGCTGCAAAAGCGGCTAGCATGAGTAAGAGCCAGAGAAGATCCGCTGTCAAACGTAAAAGGGCAGCGGGTAATCCAGGAGGGAAGCCTACCATGGTATCCACATTTAAAAAGAAGAAAAGTTCTAAGAAAGAGGCGGTTGAACTCTTTGGTCAAATCATCTCGGAAAAGCTGTGCGCTAGAGGCAAAGCGGCTGCGAAGAGAAAGTTTGATGTCTACCCCTCAGCTTACGCCAACATGTATGCTTCCGCTGTTTGCAGTGGTAAGGTAACTCCTGGCGGTAAGAAGAAAGGTAAGAAAAAGAACGAAGCAACGGTTCAGAGAACACTTGCTAAGACAAATCCTGAAGAGGCTCGGAAAATGGGAGCCGAGAGGGCTAGACAAAGAGCAAAGGCCGCAAAACATGATCGTGCAGCAGGACAAGGGACACCTACGGCTGAACAAAGACCCAATGCAAACAGGCCGCTGACTGCTGCTGGTGAGCCACGTTTCACAAGTAGAACAGGTAAAGCCGGGAGTCGTAAAGTTCCTTATGGGAGAACAACATAAGGTAAAAATAATTACCTATTAAAATAGTCTAACACCCTAAATACCTACATAGAGGTTTAACATGTCGCAACAAAGTAAAATTTTAGATTCGATGGCTGAACACCTTCCTGAGGGCCTTGATGAAAGTGTCCTCGTGAAGCTGTCTGAGCTTTGCGCCGACTACGTCGAAGAGCGCGTCGAAGAAGAAGTGAGTGACCTGTCCACGAAGGTCCAGTCTTTTATCCGTGGAAACATTGAAAAGCTGAAAGAGCAAGCCATTAAGGAGCTTGAGCTTGAGAACGAAACCTACCGTAACGCTCAGATGTTCGAAACGGTTCGTTCGATGTTTGCTCTTGAGACCACGAACCAAGATGAGATGAACGGTATGACCGCCCTCGCTACCCTTGGTGAGCAGCAGGAAGAGAAGAACCAAGCTCTTCTCCGTCAAGTTGATAAACTCCTCAAGGAGAATGTCAGCCTGAAGCGTCAAGCTAAGGTCTCGAACGATAAGAACCAAAAGTTAGAAGAGTCTCTGGCTGCTGTTCGACATGAAGTCGAAAGCATTCAGGAGTCGGCTAACGCTGAGAGGAAACTCTCGGAAACGGCACTGGTCATCAGTGAGGATAACTTCGAAGTGAAGGAAGCTGATGAAAAGTTAAATGAAAACCACGCTGGCCACGGTAATGAGTGGATCAATCAAGGCGTGTTAGAAAAACTCAACAGTTATAGAGGTTAATTATGACCGCAGTAGATAGAGACTCGTTATTGAAGCGTTGGGATCCACTCCTTGAAGGTATCTCGGATGATCACATCGCGTACCAGACGGCTCGCCTTTTTGAAAACCAAGCTAAGGAATTCCAAAAGCAGCGTATGGACGAAGAACTCAGTGACACGGCTACCACCACTGGTAAGATCGGCACGTTCCAGAAGTTCGCTTTCCCGATGATTCGTCGCATGTACCCGGAACTGGTCTTCAACAAGATTGGTGCCACGCAAACGATGGACGGCCCGGTTTCGCAAATCTTCTACATGGGTAACTCGCGTGCTCAAGGTGGCAGTGAGCAGATCATGTACTCGAAGTTCAACATCACGCCGCGTGGCCTGACTGCTGAAAAGATTGGTTCGTACTCTCCTTCCGCTGACCAAGGCCTGTCCTGGGCTGGCCCGAACGGCACTTTCCCGAGTGGTATGGAGAACGTTGCTAAAGATACCACCGCTGGCGGTGCGTATGACACCAACAGAAGTGTTGCGTCCAGCTTTGACCTCTCGAACGTGATCAACGCTCAGAACGGCGCGGTCACTGGCACGATGGGCGGTAAGCTTGCTGCTTTCCCGGAATCCTCGTCGATCCTGGGTTACTCGGTCTCTGCGGCTGAAAGACTCAAGAACACTGAGATCCCGGAAGTCAACATGCACATCGAGAAGCAAACCGTGCAAGCGCGTGAGCGTAAGATGAGAGCCCTGTGGACGCTGGAAGCCGCTCAAGACCTGAAGGCTTACCACAACCTGGACATGGAAGCCGAGCTTACGGATCTCCTGTCGAAGGAAATGAACCTGGAAATCGATCGTGAACTGATTGAAGACATCCGCATGATTGCCTACGGTCCCGCGACCCTGAGCGATATGGGCGGTTTCTACCTTGAGTCCCTTTACCAAGGCGGTGCTGATAACTTCACGGGTATCGGCGGCGGCGGTACCGGCTCCAACGCTGGTGGCACATTCGTTGCCGGTGCTTACGAGTATGATTTCGACACGACCCTGGCGAACGATCAGAAGAATGTTGGCGATCAGACTGAAGGTACGGGTATCCTGAAGCGTCACTCGAACATCTACGTGATGGATCTCAAGTCCTTCGTTCAAGGCACGGCTCCGGTTGCCAACCTCGCTCCTCGTCACCTTGGCGAAGCGTTCTCGAACGTTCTGGCTCTCATTAACTTCGCGAGCACGGACATCTACCGTACGACCCTGCGTGGTCCTGGTAACGTCCTGATCACCTCGCCGGTTATCGCGTCGATGCTTGAGTCGGCTGCGAAGCTTGAGGGTGGCCTTGCGACGGCTGACGGCCCGACGAACGTGGGTGGCGATCAAATCCAATACGTTGGTAAGTTCGCTGGCAAGTACGATCTGGTTGTTGACCCGATGTTCCCGGAAGACGAGATCATCGTTGGCTACAAGGGTTCGAGCCCGATGGATGCTGGCTACTTCTACTGCCCGTACATCCCGCTCCAGCCTCTGGACACGGTTGTTGATCCTGAGACCTTCCAGCCGAGAAAGGGTATCCTGACTCGCTACGGCAAGGTTGCGGTTCAGCCTGCATCGCGCTTCTACCGCGTGATCAGAATCATCGGTCTTGGTAACGACTTCCTGACGCCGCAAATCTTCAGGAACACTGACTACCTCGGCCAAGGCTTCACTGGTGGTGCCTACACCGTCTAATCCTTAACGATTAGATAGTGTTTGAAGAAGGCTCGGATTTAATCCGAGCCTTTTTTGTATCTCTAGGGTAAATATATTTGATATGCCAGAAAAAATCTCACAACCTGTTGTTAGATCCTACGGCTCCTCCTACGGAGTTTATGGAGGTAACCGTCTAAAGGACTACAAAAGCCCTAAAGATAAGGACTTAAACAATAAAGACGCTAAGACTGTAAACGAATTTAAAACGTTTAACAGGACTATAAAAGACTACGTGTTAGCCAAGCTGGGTCACCCTATTGTTGATGTTGAACTTGATGACTTTCAAATACAAATCTGCGTCGATGAGGCGATATCCAAGTTAGAGTACCATGCTCCTGATTGGATGACTCAATATGCAGTATTTACAACTGAGTCTGATATTAATGTATACGAGTTGCCTCAAGAGATTGCAGACAATCTTACTGATGTTTGGTATCGCAGAGATTTCTTTCAGTTCGGTGCAAACCCTGGCTCTCTTGAATATGACTTCTCCGTCATGTTCTTTACAAATACTGGCCTGTTCAACAACTACAACGTTAGCCAATATCTGCTTATGCAGCAGTATCTAAAACAGGTTAAGAATGTTTTAGGTCAGATGTCTACGTGGCAACTTGTTAACAACAAGTTCCTACAAATCTTCCCCAAGCCTGAGAACGCTGAAGAGGATGTCATCCTTGAGTTTAGAGCTTTTGATCCGAATACCTTGCACCATGCTTATAAGAGTTGGTTGCAGAGATACACACTTGCGTGTGCCAAGGAGATCTTAGGTGGCATCAGAGGTAAATATCAAACTCTTCCCGGTCCTGGTGGTGGCACTAGGCTCAATGGTGATATCCTGGTTCAGGATGCTGTTAGAGAAAAGCAAGCATTGATGGAAGAGCTTATGAATGAGATAGAGGCACCACCTCTGTTTGATATTTTCTAATGAGATACAAGGTAAACACACCTCCGACTAATATCCCTGATGAAAGGGATGCTCGCTTATCGTTATTCCAAAAGAAGAACGATAAGAACTTGTTCAACATGGTGGACTCTGAGAATATTAAATTATCAGGATCTAAAATCAAGGTTTACAAATATATTAAAAGTAATGATGTAGACGATATCTACATGGAGTCTCGTCAAAAAACCATTTCGCCTGAGCCTATCGTAGTGTGGGGGCACTTTGACCCAAGGCCAATCGAGGAAAACCTGTCTCAGTTTGGTGTTGAAATTCAATATGATCAAGTATTCAACTTCAACAAATCATACGTTGAGAATATTTTAGGTTCTCCAATTGAGATCGGTGACATTCTTGAGCCAGAGTTTCAAGATATCAAGTTTGAAGTATACGAGGTTCAAGAAGATAGCTTCGAAGCATATGGCGTTTATCACTTGCTAGTTCATGCCAAGGTCCTCAGGGATACTCAAGATATTCATAACGAGGACTACTTTGACAGATCTGATAACACTGGGGGGAGAGCTTACTAATGAGTAAAACTTTAAGAGCCCAAGTACTTGAGATGACTGATGACAAAGTTCGTCCTGTTATTGATAACGTATATCGTGAGAGCTTAAGAGCAATGTTGTCGGAGTTTGGCAACCTTCATTACATTGATGGGAACAGTAATAAAATCAAGGTAAAGTGTGTTTATGGAAATCCTGAAAGGATCGCTGGTAGGCTAAAAGCAGACAATACCTTAATACTGCCAATGGTTACGATTGTTGAGACTCAAACTCTCAATGATGATAATAGAAGAAGATACAACCCTGTTCTCGTAAACGAAAAGTATTGGGACGAGGAAGAGCTTAGAGCTAAAAGAATTGTAAGCTTGTCTCCTAGGCCTGTTATAATATCTTATGAAATAAACCTTTGGTGTAAGTATAAGGCTGACTTGGACATGTTGAGATCGACGATCTTCTCAAAGTTTAATCCAGATATTCAACTTACAACTGAGTTCACCAGAATAAACAAAGTCTTTTTGGAGGCTGAGTCTGATGTAGGGGCGGTTGCTGTACAGGACAGTGAGGACCGAGTTCTTCAGAAGACAATCCGAGTGAACCTAGAGACTTACATAGATAACCCTAAATTCCTACTTACAAACACTGGCGAGATAAAGGAGATGAACTTCGTTACCACTATTGAGGAGTAAAATTAACTGAATTTAAAGCTGTGTGGTAGTAAATATAGTAGGAGCTTTTATATGAAGATCGTGAAGAACACAAGTATGCAGGGTTTGTATGTTGCCTTTGAGGGGCCAGAAGGTCCTGCTCAGAGGTTCGTAGCAGCCAAATCTAGCGTCGAGGTTCCTGAGTCCTGGGGTGGTCGCGCTATGGAAAACCTTATCAAGAGAAGAATGATTAAGGTGACTAACTCTCCTGTTGCTCCAGTTCCGGTCACTTCTCCAAAGAAAATAATCAGAAAGAGTAAATAATCATGGCATTACCCACCAGTCCTTCCATTGTAGTTCTTGAGAACGATGTTTCTATTTACACGCCCAACGTAAATTCTAGCGTAGTAGGCATCGTCGGATTCGCTGATAGGGGGCCAACTGATAAGGCTACCCTAATCACAAGCCAGGGCAACCTGTTAAAGCAATTCGGTAAGCCTAACTCCAGCATTCCTGGTCAGGGTCTTGAGGGTGCTCTTGAAATTCTTGAAGCTACAAATCAAGTATACTTTGTTAGAGCGGCTAATTCGGACAAGCTAAGTGCCAGCGCCGACCTCGCCTTAGGCACTGCTCCAGCCGTGGCCCTTTCCGGTAACTGGACTCCAAGCTCCGCCTCCTCTATTTACTACAGCGTCAGCGATGCTAGCGGAACCTTTAAAGCTAGTGGCTTGGTTACT